ATTATGTGTTCCGCAATGGTAGTGCTGGTATAAAGAAAGCACTGGACATCATTCGTCACACCTCTGCTAACACAGGTCGAACCACCACGGTTAAGTGGGATGGTAAGCCAGCACTGGTATTTGGTCGTGATCCTACCGGAACATTTATCCTAACTGATGTCGCTGGGTTTACCGCCAAAGGGTACAATGGATTGTTTACTAGCCCTCGTCAAGTTACACGACATTTAGCTGCCAGAGATGCTGATGCCGCCGCACAAGGCCGCCCAGCTACCCGTGTGCAAGATCTTGCTCCTATATATGATAAGTTATGGGGTATGTTAGATGCTGCAGTTCCTCCTAACTATCGTGGATTTGTTCAAGGTGATTTATTATACATGACGACTCCACCTTTAGAATCTGGAAACTATGTGTTTACACCCAATGCCATAGAATATCGAATTCCGGCTAACAGTGAAGTAGGTCAGCGTATAGGCGCCAGCGATGTTGGCATTGCCATGCATACAAAATATGCGGAACCTGGTGCACCAAAAGAACCACTGGGTAAGGTAGAGTTTAAACGGGTACCGGGATTACTATTATTAGAACCTGTGTATGCCAAAGAAAATGTTCGACCAGAAACACAGTTAGTTAAGCAACTGCAAGGTCTTTATAGATCCCAAGGTGCCGCAATTGATCAATTATTCAATCCTGCAGACCTTCGTGCCTTAAAAATCACCGATTTGCCTAAGTTGTGCATAGATTATATTAATAGTCGTGTGGGTACTAATTTTGATCAACTAATGGATCAATTTGCAACCTGGTTGCATGATAATACATCTATACCAAAATTTAAAAATATTACAGAATATCTACAGAGCCCACGCAGTAATATCGTAGGTATGGCTGCGGCATTTGAAGCTTGGGAATTATTACACATGATCAAGATGGATCTGCTAGGTCAATTAGATCTACAACATCCAGGGCAAGAAGGTTGGGTTATGGCCACAGATGCTGGTATGGCCAAGGCTGTAAATCGTTTAGCCGGTGGCTTTACTGCAGCAAATCGTCAAATAAACAACCCAGAACCAGCGGCTAACTCCTGATTTTACCTAAAAGGTATAAATAAAAGCAGGACCTCTGTGTCCATATATTAAGGAGATTTAAAATGGCTTATATTACCGTAGTTTCTGGTGGTTCACAACCCGTATTTGCAACCGACGTATTGAACGGTTCAGTTGCACAATCAGCTAACTTAGCTAACGCTTCAGTAACAAACTTCCAAGGTCCTAAGTTGGACTTCTACTCTGTTAATGCTAATGCAGCACTGACAGGTAACATTGGTGGTCCTGCTACTGCTGTTAATGGCTTTATTTCAAACACATTGCAAGCAATTCAGCAAACATGTACAGTTGCTATGTATCAAGTTAATCCAGGTGCAAACACTGTATTGAACATTGCTACATTCCCAACAGCCGCTTTTGCTAATGCCGCTACATTCTTGACAGCTGCTCAAGCTGCTAACGGTGCAATTGGTTGGGCAACATCAAACGCATACGCTACATTTACAACTCAGTAATCTGACAAGTAAATTAGTATTATCAACAAACCCTGGATTAAAACCCAGGGTTTTTTGTTGACTTTAGTTGTATAACTTGCTATAATGGGTTAAATATCCTATTATGAATGTAAGTAAAATAACCGAATTAACCGTATTCGAAAGCCCAGACGGAGGCCGCACGGTCTACGCTCGCCGCCCTGGCAGTACAGTAAGACAACTACACTATCAAGATCCTCAATTGATAAAAGAGTTAGCTGAACTCGACCAACAGAAACGCTGGCAAGAAATATTCGCCGCCCGCGAAACAAATCCAGCATTAGATCACTTGTGTGAGCAGGCTGAGATATTATACGAATTGTCAAAAAAACCCGAATGAGATTTGCCTGCCAGACCTATTTTGATATCACAGCCACTGGTATAACCGGCCATTACAAAGAATCCAAACAACCGTTTAAAGATCGTGCTGGACAATCAATCACTGATATCCAATCCTGGAATCGAGCTCGTAATCAGCAACGAAATTGGGAAACCCTAACACAATTAATCTCGATGCGGGCCCAGATATTTGAATTACTGGAACCAGTCGGATATAACGGTACATGGAGTTTTGAGTTTGAAGTCGAAACACCCGATGTATTTGGTAGTTCTGCCGATCCGGTCGCAGTACTTAGGGCAGATGCAGATGGAATACCAATGATTAATAATCTAGATAATAAGTCTGAATTACCTCCAATTTTAATTACATCAACGGATCAACAGAATATTTGGTTTATGCCTCTTTCCATAAATAGTTAAACAAGGAAATTATAATGGTCGAGCCAACAGAAATAGAAAAGCATAGTCTTGAAGCGCATGTGGAACTTTGCGCCGAGAGATACAATGGACTCATTGTACAATTAACTAATTTAGACACCAAAATTAACAATGTATCTGCCATGGTTAAAGAAGTTAAAGAATGTGTAAGTAAATTAACTGAAAAAAATACCGACCGATTAATTACTTGGGGCGTTGGAATCATTGGTTTTTTAGCCGCATCAACAATATATCTTATATCTCACTACGTTATTAAATGAAGCAAGACCAAGAATTTGAACGGCTATTCCGCCAGGAATTTCGCGACATTATGCCCAACACTATTTGGAAGAACGACAATGGTGTTTACAGCGTATTTGGGCACTATCAAATTGTACCGGAAAAAGTTGGATATCGTGTATTTTGTGCTGCTACAGATGTGGGATTATTTTATACTACAAGAACAGCACTTAGCTGGTGTATAGCAGACAAACATAAAGCATACAATGTAGCAAGAGAATTACTAACAACAGATACTAAATTACAAAGTTTAACACAGGATATATCCACCAGAGCTACTATAGCAGATCGTAGTCAAAAGTTTGAATTTCGTGATGCTATTGGTATGAAACTAGAAACTAAAATTATACACAAAAAACAACTAGAAAATCAAATAGCCAAATATGTAAACTGGGCTAAATATATTCAATACAAAGGATTTAATAATGAAACTGTTAGAACTAGCCGCAATACACCCAACAAAGCAGGCCGCTAAGGTCTTTGAAAGTTATTTTGGTGGTCGTGTCCAACTCGACACTATTACTCCTAAGCAAGCTCGCAGCCTACTAACCCGTGTTCGTGGTCTAGTAAAAGAGCATCGCCGCACTCCAGAATTCCATTCTAGCGAACAAAACCCATCATATCTTAAATTAATGATGATGGAGCAAGTATTAGCAGCCAAAGTTAAAGAAGACGCAACAGTTGGCATCGGTCAACCTGCTGGCGCCACAGCTAACCAGACAACTTCTACTACACCAGTAGATCCAGTAAAGCAAAAACAAGAAATGCAACAAAAAATTAATTCTACTCAAGATCCGGCACTCAAAGCAGCATTAACTAAGAGTGCAGCCGGGCAGTCGCTTAGTCCCGCAGAACAACTATTGGTAACCGGCGCTGCTGTAGCTACTCAAAATGAAAGTCGTAGAAGCCGCCAACGCAGATTGCGTGAAGCAAGCGAAATTCAACAAGCTCAGGTTGTCCTGGCCAGTCAAGACATGGTCGACCAAGTACAAAAAATGAGTGAGCAAGTAAGCTCGATGCAGTTTAAAGATTTGCCAGCCTTGGTAGATCAAATTAGAAACGAAGTTGGTGCTGACCAAGCTACTCAGTTTAACGGCGATGCAAGTGCTGCACTAAGTGGTCTGTTACAAAACCTACAAGGCGCCAAGCAACAATTGGAAGCCGCACTTGGTGTGGTCACAGGTCAAGCACCACAAGTTCCAGGCGAAGACATAGGTGGAGAATTACCGGCGCCTGCCGAAGAAATGCCAGCTGAATTACCGGCACCAGAAGATGATGTTGATGCTGAAATGGATGCTAACCTTGGCGTACCAAAAGCCTCGTTGGGTCGTGGCCGCAGATAATGCGACTTTTTGAATTTGCAGATCCTAACTCACAGAAATTAATGGCTCTAAGCCAGTTTTTGTCTGGTCGTAGTGATGATGAATCCGCTAAAAAACAAATTAGTCAACAGGCATTTATTGATCTAGCAAAAAGCCTTGGGGTCAATGTTACTACAGAAAACTTAGGCGAATTAATCGGACAACCACCATTAAGTAATGTATTGGAACCACTCGACCCACAATCCGGAGTAGTTAGCTTTAAAGGTGACACCGAAGCTGCTACCGGCGGAATGAGTGTTGACCAAGCTCGTGCTGTAGTAGATTCCAATGCCAAAGCCGCACTAAAGCGCAGACAATAACCAGACTGGTTGACCTTTTCTGTACAATGTAGTATAGTAAAGATAGAGGCAAATATGAAAAAATTCTTAACCTTTTTACTCTTAACCGCGGGTTTAATTGGCACAGCTCATGCCGACCGTTGGCGTTATGGTGGTGGTCACTATTATTATCATCCTGGGTATGGGTGGGCGGTGCCCGCAGTAGTCGGTGGAGTGATTGTCTATGAAGCAACTCGTCCTCCAATTATTGCGGTTCAACAACAGCCAGTTTATATTCAACAACCTGCACTGTCGGCACCTGTATTTACACAGCCAGCTGACATGCATTGGGAAGCTATCTTGGATGCCAATTGTAATTGCTATCGTACTGTATTGGTTCCTAACAGATGAAACATATCTGTTTTATCCTTATGATGTTAATTGCTGTAACTGGTAAAGCGGCCGGTCTGCAAGAGCTGGTTAATAGTTTAAAAAAACCCACAACTCCGCCATCTGCACCACAGGCACCTAAGCTACCTGTACCTCCTGCACCACCGGTAAAGAAATAACAGGCGGGTGCGCCAAGACGCTAAATACTTGTATGAAAAACAAGTATGGACTAATTAAAAAATGTTTATTTTGCAGAGACGAATTTGAGACTCGTCCTCGATTTAAAGATTATTGTTCTCAGAAATGTAAAAATCCGTTGAACCGTGGAGAATACGACCCTTGGAACAAAGGTAAAAAAATGTCTGAAGAATTTAAGCAGACTAAAATGAATTTAGAAGGGTTAGCAAAAGGATGGGGCTGGAATAAAGGCATTCCAAACGAAAGACAGAAAACAAAGTGGATAGCAGATAATCCTAACAAGGATGGAAAACTTAATAATTTAAGACCTAAAAATCCTATTACTAATCCATTAAAAATGTATCGTAGATTAGTTCGCCAGGCAACATATAGAACTCTTAAAGAAATGAAACAGTCGGGGGAATGGGTGCCAACAGTAGGTAAGTACAAGCATAGTTGGCAAACAGATCATATTGTTCCTCATCAACAAGGATGGGAATTAGGAATATTGCCTCATTTGCTTGGTAGCAGAAATAATATACAATTTATTAAAGGCGAGGAAAATCGCAAGAAGTGGGATACTTACCAACCACTAGATGTAGTAAGAAGTATAATTGGAGATACAAATGGCTTATTCGGCAGCAGTGATTGATCATTATGAAAACCCCAGGAATGTTGGGAAATTAGAGGAGACAGCGCAAGTTGGGACCGGTGTAGTTGGTGCCCCAGCTTGCGGATGACTGGAGATGTCATGCGTTTACAGATCAAAGTAGAGGACGGAATTATAACAGATGCAAAATTTAAGACATACGGGTGTGGGTCGGCAATCGCGAGTAGTTCGCTCGTCACAGAATGGGTCAAGGGTAAAACGCTGGAGCAGGCGAGCGCAATTAAAAACTCTCAAATTGCAGAGGAACTTGCACTCCCGCCTGTTAAGATACATTGCAGTATCCTAGCTGAAGATGCTATAAAAGCTGCGGTAGCAGATTATCAAAGTAAACACTAGGAGTAAATCATGATTATGTTACAACTTGATGTTGATGTAAAAGTGCAACCGCGGTGCCCTATAGAGAATACGCCATACGAAGGCTATTGTATTGGAGAATTCCCTACAGTAGAAAAACAACCAATTGGCCAGTGCGACCATTTTGAAACTTGTTTAAAGTTTAAAAATACAATGACTAGTTACGAGCAAGAAAATACAAACCATCACTAATGATTACCGTAACCGACATAGCCTCTAAAAAAATTGTAGCTAACCTAGCCAAGCGTGGGAAGGGTATGGGTATTCGCCTTGGTGTAAGAACTACCGGATGTTCGGGTATGGCTTATGTAT